GTCTTTTTCAACATAATTTGAACCCATTGTTAAACAAGCGCGGATCTGTTCTTTGTTAAAGTGCGGTAGCTTTGCTAGACTTCTAAGCTGTGACTTGTTCATTTTGTGACGATGGAATGCATATTCACAATCATCAATTGTTGTTGCATTAGGATCAGGAAAGAAATCCCAAATAGAAACAAACTCAATACGCGGAACACGTACAGAAAGCGGATTATACATTCTTTCGCCTGTCTCTTCGTCTTTGTCCCAGCGGTTAAGCGTTTTATTGTAGTTGAACGGGCCTTTAACTACGCCAGTTCCAAATAAAGCTGATTCAAATAAAGCGTTACGTAATTCTGAAGACCCGTTAGACTCCTCAATTTGATCATGTATAAGTTTTTCCATCAGCCGCGCTGAGTTTTTAGCAGGTGACATTTCAGGAACTTGTGGGTCTGAACTAGGGCCAGCTATAATCTGTGCATCATTTTCTTTAAGGGCTTGTTCAAATGCAGATTCACCTGCTGAAAAAGTTGCTCCAGCCTTTAATACTTTTCCGTCACCTTCATAGCCAACATCAAACGGATTAACTACTTCTTGTTCTTGTTCTGTTTCTTCTGGAAGTTCGGGCAGGCTTGATTCGATGCTTGGAGCCATATCTAAATGACTATAAGTTGGGACACCTTCAGGAATATCTGTTGATTTAACTCCAATAGGAAAACGTCCTGTTCCAAACATTACATCTACTAATTGCCCAAACGCTGCAATTACTTTAGTCTTAGTTACTTTAATAAAAACTCTAGACTTTTCTGATTCACGGAAACGTACATTCTTACCGTAGAGTCCACGGAAATTGTGGTAGGCTTGTAGCCATCTGCGCTCGTCATGTTCTCTAGCTGTTTCTGCTTGTGCAAAACGATCTTGTACTAAACCAACAAACTGAAGACGAATAGATTCTTCAAGCGTTAAGTCAAGACCACTTTCGCCCTCAACAGGTTCAAAGTAGATCTCTCCGGCGTTTCCAAATAATCCGTCTTTTTCGTCATTCATTTAGTGTTCCTTTATAGCGGCTTAGAAATAGACATACTGGCAGATAAAGCACCACGAGCATCTCTACTTGCGCCTATTCTAAAGTTTGTCCCGCCTTTAGTTTGTTTGTTGTAAGAAGCACCCATGCTGTTTTGAGATTTGTGTGCGCTTACTGAAGATCTATTGTTTAACTGCTTTTCTACACTATAATTTGAGCTTGAGTTTCCCATAGAGTCTTTAAACTTACTGGCACTTACTGTTGCTCCACCTATGTTTCTAGACGCTGTAACATTTCCAGAACGATAGTTTTGATCGCCTCCTGCTGAAGCTTCAAGACTTCCAACACCATCAAAAGTTTTTTTAACATTTAAGCCGCCATTACTATATTTAGTACGTGCAGTACTTTTAGGTTTTTTCATTCTAGACTCCAGAAAAAACCTGCCATCATCCGAAGAATCAGGCAGGCGTAGTACTTAGTTTTTAAAGCTCTTGGAACTGAGCAATATAAGTAACAGTCGTAGCAGCAGTTGCAAGGTCTGCTCCAATTGGACGAAGCGTAACAAAGATATTACGTGCTGCGGCACTGTAGAGAGCGCCTGCAATTACAACTGCTTCTGTAGTAGCGGGGCCACCTTTAGGGCCGACACCTGTAGTAGCAAACTGGTTAGCTGCTTTACCATGAGAGTTCTCAATAATGTAAAGAGGAACATTAGCTGTCCAAGTTACAGCAGCACCACCGTCATCTAGAAGTGCTGTAGCTGCAAGAAGCTGTGCGCCTGCCGAAGCTGTACCGATAGAGATGTCTAGGTCATTACCACTTGATCCCGCAGTTACAATATTTCCCGCTGCATAAGCAATTAGGTTTGTTAGTATAGTTCCGGCAGGTTGAGCAATGGTGACAATAGTATTAGTGTCATCTGTTACTGCAATAGTGCCTGTAGTTACTTTTACTTCGTTGGTGGTTGTTACTTCTTGATCTGGGTTGGTTGTGTTAACGCGGGCTGAAAGTTCGCGGGTATCTAATGCGTTTGCGCCATCGTTGATATTTTTACGGATATTTACTTCTGCCATGATTGTAGCCTCTTTTAAGTTATAAAGTTATTTTTTTTGTTTTTCTACTAACAGCTAGGAACATTAATACTCTATGCCAAGTACTAGCTCTAAGTCACCGACTGCAAGAGTAGGCGTTACATCTGTTCCCGAAAGGAACATGAAACAGAAAACACTTCTACTGTCGGGTTCGGCTTGTAGCAAAATAGGGAACCTTGCTTTAGCTATAAGATCTCCGTCAGTTGCTCCTGCTCCTTCTAGATTTACATCAAACCTAGAAATTCTACCTCCACCGTAAACATAGTCATCGGCAGATCCATCAAGCGTTAAAGTACCAGTTACTTTGCAAGCAGCAAAGTCAGCATCAGATACGTTTCGCGCAGCGTTTGCAGCACCAACAGCTTGATCTGTTTGAGCAAAGAACAACTCTCCGTCAAACACTTCGCTGTCTTTAGATATGAACATAGCTGATACAAGCTTAGAACATTCTCCGGTTCCACTAACTGCATTGGGTATTTCTGTTGTACCAAACAATACATCATTATCTGCATATTGCGCGGTAGTAACAACAGGCGTTACTCTAATAACTCTTCTTTGAACTGATGACATCTTTGTCCTCTCTTTTTATTTTTAGTTGTTAATATCCAAAAGTCGAATCAATAGGCTCGAAATGTTTCTCTCTGCTTAGCTGTCTCATCTGACTCATTGTGTCGTTAATACGCGGTCTTGCCATGATCAAATATCTTAGTGCATCGTATGCATGGTCAGGAGCGTGTGTATTAACATCTTCGGGGTTAGATTTATCCAGAGGAATACTTTGAAGTTCGCGTATCAGGTTCGGGCATGTATTAAATATTTGGATTCGTGGCCTACCGCTTTGCGTGATCTTCAAGTATTCGTGGATTTGAATTTTGCCTTGTATGCGATTCTTGTCAGCCCTTCTTAGCTTGTGTCCTGCTCTTTGCAGTGTCTCGCCTACTGTGGGGCCTGTGGTTCCAGTTCTGCTCCAACAAGCTGTGTCTAGAACTCCACCTACGCTGAAGGGATCACCCATCTCCATATTGGTTAACATATCTGCTAACTCAGTACCGAGCAATCCTTTCTTATACAATTCTCTATATATGATCAGTGTGCCATCGCTGGGATCAACTGCACCCCACACACAAGCACTCTCTGATGCATAACCATAGTCAATTCCCTTTGTACGTTCCCAGTGCAGGGGCAGTTCAAAAGGCGTTATGACATGGTCAATAGGGTTGAACTCTGTGAATGCTGCACCTTCTGCAACATCCCAATTACCGTCTAGTAGCTGTTGACGCTGTGTAGGCGGCAAAGCATTTAGCATCTTCTCGTAGCGTCCATCGTGTGCTAAAAAAGGATTGTCTTGTAATCGTGCTGGTATAAACTTTCTTGTTAAACCATCAGCGCCTTCAAAAGAAGTGTTAGCAGGCTGTGGATCAATGTAACGCTTCTTTACCCACGTTGCCCCGATGCCTCCGGGGTTTGCTGTACAACGCATGTAAGGTACAATTTCAGAATCTGTAGTTCGTAGCCGTGACGCTAAGTAGTTCCAGCTAAACTCTGTGGGTAGGTGTGTGATCTCGTCAAACCCTATCCAGCTATATGCTTGTCCCTGATACCTGTATACGTCTGCATCACGCTCAAGGAATCCAAACTCTATCTTAGCTCCGCTGGGGAAGTTCCACAGCTTCTCTACTTCTTTGTACTTGCAGCCCGGAAAGGCTTTTGGGTACAGCTCACGACTCTTGTCTATAAGCTCTCGTAGTTCTGGCATAGAGCGTCTTATGATTAGACCCCTGTGAGCAGCCCTGTGAGCGTATCTAAGCGGGTCTACGAGCATGGCGTAGGACTTACCGCCTCCTGCTGCTCCTCCGTACAGAACGTCTGTCTCGCTTGCTGCGAGGAAGTCTTCTTGTGGGCCTTCGTTGGCCTTGAAGATAACGTCCTCTTTAACCTCTTGTGCTAAGGCTGCGGGGAGTGCATTCAGCTCTGGAGCTTCTAAGACGTTGCCAGTTGTGTGGCTTTTGTCTTCGAGCTTGTTTAATGTCTTTGTTGTTGTCTTGATGGACTGCTTGTAACTGTTTACTTTGTTCTGCGCTGCTTGCATCTTCTTTTGTTTTTCGCGCACAGACCGCTTCGCGTCCATCTTAGCTTTGGTCTCGGAGTGGAATGTGTATCCACGGCCTTTGGAACCTTTGGCTCTTCCTGACTTCTTACGCGGGGTTCCATCTACTTTGAGTATGAACTCTCCGCTATCATCCTTTGCGTAGTTGTCGGGGTTAACATCCCAATCTTTGCTATCCATTGCGCTTATCTACTATCTTCTTTAAGCCCATGTGCGATAGCTTACGTCCAGTTTCAAACTCCAACCACAAAGCACCTTCGCGTAAGCTTAGTGCTTGATCGGTTATTAGCTTTGCAACTTTGTCTAAGGCTTCTAGTTGCTCTGGGACAGGAGTAAGCAGCTCCATGTTTGCTTCATCTAGTTCGTATCCAAACGGGATAGTACTACTAGACCTCCTCATAAGTACCTTCTATTACTGTCTCCACCTTTGCGGGAAGTATAAACAAACCACCAGCAGTATTAACGGTAACATCTAGTCTATCTGTCTTGCCTAAGCCTACACGGTCTAGAATGGTCTGTGCTGCTTGTATACGCATGTTAGCTTGTGGGATAGGTTCTGCACTGTCCATGATACTTACAAGCTTTAAAGCAGCTTTAGGTGCGCTCTGCGCTAGTATATTTGTAGCTACATCTAGTATCTCTGTCTTTAAAGCCTTAACAACTGCGGGGTAACTGCTCTCAGCATAGCCTGCGAGACCTGCTGCATGCTTAGCATCCCCTCCACAAGATACTAGATGTTCTAGAAATGCTTCTTGTTTGGGTGTTAGTTCTTTCTTGTTGGACATGATGATAGTCTTTCTCTATTATATATATACATTATAGGGCGAATACGGGGTGTTGTCAAGTAGATACGTGTAAATAGTTTAATTGTTCATTGACAAAGTGCTCATACGACCCTATAATCATATTAACCCCACCGGGTTACATACATAGATTTAGTAGCCACGTATGTGTGTTCATCTATCTCCCCGTTTTAAAGCCTTTTGTAGCGGTGTCTAAGCTTCTTGTTTACCCTTTAAAGTCTTTAAAGCTGCGGCGCTATCTAGTATACAACCATTTCCCCTGCAAAATGTATATGCATGTATATATATAGGGGGGAGGGGGTATGGCGACCTGCCCGCCCCTAAAGACTTTAAAAGTCTTATAGATTCTATAGCCTGTCAAGCCCATCACCCACATAAAGACTTTTAAAGTCTTCAAAGGCTTCAGAGTCTTAGCACTGGTTTACGAACTAAGAAGACTTTAGAGACTTTTAAGATTCTTTAGAATCTCTTTAAAAATCCTTTAGGATTTCAGAGACTTAGCAGATTAAATAATCTCTGATTATCACCCGCGAGAGATAACCAAAAACCTTTGAAGATTACCTTCCCGAAGGGAAAGACGGCTTTAAATTAATTCACCCTCGTGCTTTAAAGACTTTAAAAGTCTTCATGGTCGTTGCTCATCCGCGCAGTAATATCATTACCGCGATCACATTGAAATTCTTTATCGCGCATCAGTAATATCATTACCGCGATCACATTGAAATTCTTCATCGCGCATCAGTAATATCATTACCGCCTACGCGTTGACTGTTCATTTATCCAGCACTGTATATCCACTGTATATCGAGGTTTCTTGCTTTTTTCACGTCTGTTAACACGCGCATAATGCGATCACGATTAATCGCACACGAAAAGGTGTTGACAACTTTTTAAAATCGTGTAGCTTTGAAAGCGTCAAAACGACAACCGGCCACTTTCGGCCTCAATCGAAATAAGGTGATACAACATGAATGCTTTCCAAATGATCGACAGCAACCGAATTGCAACCCCTAAGCAGAGCTACGGAGTGGCTTGCCACTTTGCAAATATCCATGCAACCTCTCCATCGGAGAGATACGGTTTGACTAAAGTTTTTAACGCAGTGATTAATAAATTCTATGGCGATCAGGATTCTTACATGACTCACGGTGAAGTCAGTGACTTCAGAGAGCATCAGGTTGTACCAGTTCAGTTCCTTGCGTTGATCCGAAAGCCGAAGGCTGCTAAGAAAGTCAAGCCGAAGGCTGTTAAGAAAGTCAAGCCGAAGGCTCAAACGGTTGAGCAAGCCGAGATAGCTTTAGATATCAATAAGCCGAAGGCTGCACCGAAGAAATCTACC